GCCGGAGGTCTTCAGGTTCTGGAACGTGTACTTGTTGAACCGCTCCATTTCCTTGCCCAGGTCCTCGTCCGTCGACCAGTTGTCGCTCTGGGCGCTGAACCGGTAGCTGGCGCCGTTCTTGATGCCCTCGGTGATGCCCTGCTGCTGCATCCTGATCAGGTCCAGCGTGGCCCGCAGCGCCTGGTTGTCCTCGCCGAACAGTTCGTTTTTGTACTGGAACCGCGTCAGGATCCCGCACCGGTCAAGCTCCACCGCGGCCTTCCGGGTGCCGTTCGCCAGGCTGAACCGGATGTACGGCTTCCCGGCGTACTCGACGACCTCCCAGCTGTCCGGCACGATGCCGATCACGCCGGTCGTCTCGCCGTATTCGCCGTTGACGGGCACAATAAAAGCCGTGTTCCTGCAGTACAGGGTCACGGCCGTCCGGTACAGAAACTGGCTCCACGTCTGGTATTCGTTCGGCGCCACCGCCAGCCGGTTCCGCAGGTTCGCCTTCGCGGTCCCCTGGATGTTGGGCTGCAGCTTCGCCGCGTGCCGTCCGTGCGCGTCCAGCGCCGCCCGGATCAGGTCGCTCTCGAAGATGCTCCCGGCCCACGTCCGGAACATCGGGGTGTATCCCTCCAGCAGCTGGAAGGTCGCCCGGGCCTTCGCGGCAGCGGCCGGTTCCCGCTTCCCGAAGATCTTCTCAAAGATTCCCATGTCACATTCACCCCGCGTTCATCAGTCGGCGGCTCATCTCCGCCCAGTGGTTTGCCCTCATGCACATCGCGTCCAGGATGGCGGCCACGCCGTCGACGTGTGCGTTCTTGCTCAGTTTGACCAGCTTCTTCCGCGGATGCGCGGAGGTCCCGGTCTCGATCTGCTGCGCCGCGTCCATCATGTGGATCTTCAGCAGGTCGTTGTCATCCATGTCCCGGATCCGGCCTTCCCGCAGCATCCCCTCGAAGGTATCCTCGATCCCCGTCAGGTTCCATCCCTGGAAAACGCTTTCCATGTGGAAGGATGCCTTTTCCATCATCTGCACCCATTCCTGGGCGCTGTACCGGTCATATCCCACCTGCAGCGGGAAGATCTTGTAATCTTTCACAAGGCGCTTGAACCATTCCAGGACGTCGTTGGTGTCGATGAACTCCGTGCCGCTCAGGGAAAGGAACCCGCGCTCGATCATAATCTGGTATGGAACGCCGTCCTGCCGTGTCGCTTCCTCCAGCCGGTTCGCCGGCATCCAGAAGTGGCAGTGCGTCCAGATGATATCGTCCTTCTGCCAGAGAATCACGGCTGCCGTCAGGTCCACGCGCTGTGATAAATCCACGCCGGCCAGACAGTAAGATTGGGCCAGGTCTTCCAGCTTCAGCCGGTGGCCGAACATCTTCCGAACGGCTTCCGCTTCAAACCAGGCCTGGCTGCTGTTCTGCTTGATATTGCAGTTTTTGGTGATGAACTCCCGCTTTTTGCTCAGGCTCTCGTGCGCGATCGCGATCTCCTTCAGCACAAACTTGACCGGAATGTTCTCACCCAGGCCCGGCAGGCTCTTCCGCAGCTCGTTGATGTCGTCCCACTTGTTCTCGTCGTCGATGGTGTACAGGATCGGAAGGAAGTGCTCCTCCTGGCTGTTTCCCATCAGGAACCCCGTCCCGCGCTTGAACAGCTCGTCGTAGATTCCCTCGTTTTCATAACCCGCCGAACTGATCGCCAGGCCGAACGGTTCCACGCGGGCACCCGTGCCGGAAACCATAACCTCCCACTGTTTGAGTCCCCTGTCACCGCTCCAGCTGGAAACCTCGTCGGCCACCCAGCTCATCGGTCCGTATCCGTCACTCTTACGGTCCGCAAACGGCAGCTTTTTGATCATCGTGTTCGTGTCTTTGATGTACAGGCCCCGGCTCTTCGTGCTCTTCGTTTTCTGCTTCAGCGTCGGCTCGTGGTCCACGTTGAACTCGAACGCGCTGAAGCACAGATCCGCCTGGTCCAGTTTCGGCGCCAGGAAGTAGATCTCCGATCCGTACTCACCGGCCGCGTATGCCATGTACGTCTCAATGCCGGCGGCCAGCAGCGTCTTCCCGTTTTTCCGGCCGACAACAAACAGACACTCGGTGAACTGACGGATCCCGTCCCCGTCCACCACGCCGAACATCAGGCTGATGGCAGCCTTCTGCCACAGGCTCAGCGTGATCCGGCCGGGCGCCAGCGCGCCCTTATAGTGATGGCAGTATTTTTCGATAAACTTGATGGCCGTGTTGGCCCGCCGCTCATCAAAAAACCATCGTTTCGACTCAAAGCCGTCCACGATGGTCTCGTACAGTTTCCGGACCCATTTCCCCACGACGATGCTGCCGTCTTCGATCCCCTGGTAATACGAATAGATTGCGTTTCCATCGTTCATAACTTGAACTCATCCAATTCGTCCACCGCGTTCTTTTCCGCCGGCAGTTTCGCCATCAGTTTGTCCATCAGCGTGTGGTATGTCTTCATCAGCTGGTTGTACGCCTGGATCGCGGCGGAGATCTTCACGCCGCACTGGTTCGCGCCGTTCTGGTACTCATCCGTCGCGCCTTCCAGCCGGATCTTGATCTGCAGCTCGTCCAGCGTGGCCCGCATGAATGCCGCGTTCTCCAGCAGCGGCTGAATGAACAGCTTTTCGTTCTCCGGCAGACCGCAGAACAGCTTCTTCAGCTTCTCCAGCTCAGCATCCGCGCAGTTTTTCTTGATATCCGCGGAGGACGTAATGTAATCTGCGGCGGCCTTCACACGACCTGTCGCGCTTGTCTTCGCATCTGCCGCTCTTCTCGCCACAAATAACACCCCCTTCGCGAGATCTCAGCGCTAAATTCCGACCTTCACCCCGGCCCTGCGCCCGAATGCTCGCGTTTTTTTACCTAACGGGGGCATAATCGAGGTCCCGTTTGGCAATGTTACATTTTCTGCACGCCAACTTGATGTTGTCCCATGTGTGCGTGCCGCCTTTTGCTATCGGTTTGACATGATCGATGCTCGGATAGCTGTCGCAAGCATTCCCATCAGCGTCAATGTCATTCCAGTCACATTTTTGGAAACACAAATAACAGATGCCTCCATCACGCCTGAACAATCCTTCAAGAGTGATATCGGCATCATGTTCCCTGGCCATTATTTTTTTGTGTCTGCGGTCTCTCTTTACCCGCATTGCCCAGCGCTTCATACACTTTTCTGAACAATACTTCGCGCTATTGTATCCGGTTGTCCCTATACTGTACTCTTGCCCGCAGTTCTTACAGATATGAATTGCCAGTCGCGCTTCCGTCTGGCGACTAATCAGTTCAGCTTCAGCCTTTGCTTTCTCATAGGCTCGCTGTTCTGCCTTGATCCGCGCATCATATTCTGCTTGATTCTTGCGTTGTTCCGTTTGATCTTGCCTACAAAGCGGACACTCATTGCCGGCCGTCCATGTTCCGTTCACCACATCCCGGAATATGTGTGCCTGCCGTTCGAATGTCCTGCCACAATCTCTACATCTGACCGTTATTGGTTTCTTGTCAGATACATGACCTCCAACATAATCAAAGCCAGATCTACTTACATAATCTGCAACTTTTTGCTCTGATGATCGTTGATCTACCATTTTCCCGCCAAGTCCATGTGATCGGCATACCTGACCTGCATACCCTTTTGAAATATTAAAAGCCACTGAAATCTCATTCAGTGACTTCCCTTGTCTTCGCATCTCGATTATGTTTAATGTCTTGTCGGAAACTTGTCTTTCATACATTCCGCTTCCTGGTCCACCCAAATAATCTTCACCTCCTATATTTTCACCCGGCCGTCGGGTCCGATCTTCCACCGTTTGCCTCCGCGCCGCTCGCGTTCCTGGTCGTGGCACGTCTTACACAGCAGCTCGAGGTTCGCCCAGCTCAGTGACACAACCGGATCATTCACGTTGTCCGATGTTAATGGTGTCTTGTGGTGTACCTCCAGCGGCCGGTCCTTGCTCCCTGGTTCGATGATCCCATTTCTTAAACACCGTTCACACAGGTTTCCTTTTGATTTCGCAAACGCCGTCCGGCACTTGCGCCAGATCCAGCTTGTGTAGAATGACTCTACTGCCGGCGCTCTGTTCATAGGTTCATCAGCTCCCACCTCAGCCACATACGTTCAAGATGAACCTGCCCGCCTCAGGCGTAAGGAGAAACACCCTCGGCTCCCGCATGACTGGTGTGCACAAGAAAACACCCGGGTCATGTCCACCCCGGGTGCCACTCTTGCACGGTACTATAGAATCATAGATTGCGCGCACATTCAATAACATTTGTCACATGATTTTGTCATTTTCCAGTTCGTGCATTTTTTACACATACTGCGTATTGTTTCCTTTAAGTCATGTTCTTTGTTCCCAAAGTCAACTCTGCGATAATGTTGTCACGGTATCGCTCAAGCCATTGTTTCAAATCACCTTCAACAATATGTTTCCCTATCTGTTCTGCTGAAGTGACATCTTCTATGTCCTTCCGAACGATGTCGAACCAACTGTCTTTCTTAGCTTTCATCACCATGTAGCATTTCTGTTCAAGGATATCGCGCAACCATTCTCTGTCTTCGTCATTCTCTATTTTGGTATAGCTTGTTGCTTTCAGTACATCCATTACATCGTCAAGCGTTATCATTAATGCCATATTCTCACCTCACTTAAAGCGTCACGCTGACTCACGCTGAATTTCAGCGTAAGATTCTGCGTTAAAGCGTCATAGCCGTCTTTAAGTTGCAAAATGCTCCGTCAAGCTAAAACCATTTGGATGTCAACTCATCTGGTTTTTACGACCTCGGAGCAGACTCGCATTGGGTGATTCGTTTTTGCCCGTCCTTGGAGTGCTGACAAACACCCTGTAACAAAGCCGTCCCCATAGTGTGCTGTCCGGTCTCATAAATTGCGACAGGGAATAGCGAGGTTTCCTTCAGAGTGATCGCAATCTGGCGATATAGTCCGTAGACCGTCCTTCCTGCGTTGGTATGGAGTCATTCCCCGTCTGGCAGACATACTGCCATGATGCCTACTCCAAACTGGCTGCTGCTGTGGTTTAACTGCGTCCAGTTTCCCTATAAGCCCATTTAACATGGATCTCTCTCAATGCACCATTCACATCTGAGGAATCGTCCAACGTTTATCAAACGTATCAGTTACGGTCACTCGGCATCACCACCTCTGCTTCCGTCAGCACAGAACCAGTCTGCGCTGTTATTGTTGCCTTTAAGTCAATTAAAAAATCCCCGACTTAACATCGGGGAAAGAACTGCGGTTTTCTTTTATTCTGTTGCTTTATACCAAATACAATCACCATTTTTCAACCATATCATGATTGTATTTGGAATTACTGCCGAAAACTCACACATTGTATCTGGTGATCCTTCAAATACAGCAGGACGGTAATCAACTATCTGATCCTCTGGTATAACCGTTTTTGCACGGTTCAGAATTTCTTTATCATCCATATCATATACCTCCTTTCGGGCAGTATATCACACATCAATTCTTTCCCCAATGTTAAGTTTTCAAGGTTCGTTCGTGAGTTAAAGCGTCATTTTAGTCCATCAATATACGCCGTCCTCAGCCTGTTCACGTGCTGCCGGCTGAGCTCCAGCTGCTCGCCGATACGTTCATCCGTCCAGCCCAGTGCGTAATAATCCCGGATAATTATCTGCAGCCGCCGGTCGTCGATAGCGTCCATGATCACCTCAAACTCATCCACCAGGCCGCGCAGTTCCCTACACTTCGACTCGATCTTGTCCAGCATCTCATCAGTATCCGTCCGCTGCAGTGCTGCGGCCTCCGGGTCATTGGTGCCTCGTGGCATGCCCGTCAGCTGCACCGCATGGATCGGACGCGGGCCTCCGATGAAGTGGTTCAGGAACTTGCTCTGGCGTTCCAGTGTTTCGATCTCGATCACCAGGAAACGATATCCCTCCAGCAGCTCGCGCTTCGTCATGGATCCATCACCTCCATTCAGCTGTCGACAAGTTCAACACGTTCATTCGATTTCAGCCTGATCTTTTTGCTGCTGTCGTACAAAGATTCGCATTCATACACCTTATAGCGTTTGACATAATCGCCTGACGCGTCCACAACAAATGTCGGATCTCCGCCCTTTTTCCGCCATACTTCGCTGCTGTCCGGCAGCGTGAAGAAGTCTGACATGTTCAGGTTACAAACAAGTTTTGATCTGCTCATATTCATCACCACATTCCTATCTTCTTTCCGATCTCTTCCAGCGACTCCATCACCCGGATCTTGTGGCCCATGATGACCACCGTGTGCTCATAGATCGCGCCGATCTGATCCCTGTTGACGATAATGCTGGCCCGCGGCGAGTACGTCACGTTGCCGTCGTCATCCACTTCCATCAGCGCACCGCGAAGTGTAATAAAGTTTTCCGCGTTATTCTTCCTCCTGATCATAATTCCACCCCCATCAGCTGCCAGATATCCCGGATCTCGTTCATCCACGCCTTCCACGCGTCCACCGGCATGCTGATTTCTTCACCGTCATTGCTCTCGTAGTCGAAATACCCACTCCGGTCGTCGTAAATATACCGGCCGAAATCGCCTTTCCATCCGATGGCAGTTTTCCCGCCGTAGCAAAGCGGCTTCGTGATCGGCGTTTCCGCCACGCTAAGGCTGTAATCCTTCCCGGCCTCCAGCTGCAGCTGCTCCTGTTTCTCCAGTTTGTTCTTCGGCCTGTACCGTTTGCTCATGATCTTGTATTCTTCCGGGATCGCCTCATACAGATCCGGCGCCTTGTCCCTCGCGTACTGCCGGATGTCGGTGTATGCCTGGGCGACGTTCGCGTATCCGTACTGCTTCAGCGCATCGTACGGATGAACGCCCTTTTTCATTTCTTCGATAATTTCAGCCAGGATCTGGATCCTGCCCGGCCTCTCTGTTTTTTCCATGTCCGTTTCTCCTTTGTTTGTCGGCCTGCCGGATGTAAATTCCTCCGGCTTGCGTTTCGTGTAGCATCGCTGGAAATTGTGCCATGTCGCCCGCGGGCTGATATAATTCTCGCTCTTCAAATATGCGATGATATCTCCGCCCTGGCGTTCGATCTCCAGGCACCTGTGGAAAATCCGCTGTTTTTCCGCCTCTGTCCGTGGCTCGCTCATATGATCATCTCCATTCCGCCGTCGCATACGGGCACGTCAGTCCGCTGCCGTAGTCGTCCATGGGTGTCGTGCTCTCGAGCATCTGATACAGTTTGCACTCCCGGCACTCGTTCCCGTCCAGCACGCAGTCCAGGCACCGTTCCCGGGCCATGTCCATCAGGTCCATGCCCTGTTCCTTCGTCAGGATCACGTTCACCGTGCCCGGCGTCGCTTTCGGCGCCAGCCTCAGTTCGTAATCTTTAATGGTTCCGTAGATCTGTTTCGCCTGGGCCCGGCTGATCGTCCCGATCAGGTCGTCGCATACCGCCTTCAGCTGACCGTATGCCATCCGGAAGCGCCGGTTTCCGTTCGGAATGCACTCGAGCCGGTCCTTCAGGTCGTCCTTCGCGTAGGCCACAGTCGAAAGCAGCGCCAGCAGCATCCGGACCGCGTTCATCTCCGTCCGCCTGAGCCGCTCGCAGTCAACGTCCGGCAGCGTGTACGGTTTCCTCACTTCCGCATCCTCCCTTCCTTCATCCGCCGGTACACATGCCTGAGCATGGCCCGCGGGAAGTCGATCTTCGGGTGCTTCGTCTGATATTCGTTCTTCGTTGTCTCGTATTCTGTCTTCCAGGCCTGGTATCTCTCGCATCGCCCGTGGCACAGCAGGATCCGCTCTGTGCATCCGCGGCACGGGCAATATTTCAATGCCATAAATCACTTCACTCGCTTTCTCATTTCGTCCAGGATCCACTCATGCGGCGCGATCGCGTAATACTCGACCGTAGTGCTGCCAGCGGTCCGGTCGTAGAGTACAGTGTGCTTCCGGATCTGGCCCTCGTCGATCAGCTGCTTATACGCCGCCAGCTTCTCCGGCGGGATCTGTCCGGGCCAGTAATCTACGCACTTAATAAAAGGTTTCACATTTGTCATAACGGGTTTGCGCCGCCTTTCCAGTCCATGTCAAGCTGTCGGATAGTAATCTGGATACCTGGCTCATCTGTGTAATACTTTGCGATTCGTTCGATACAGATCAGCGCGTCATCCTTCCAGAAGCCCATGTCCGTCATGACGTCTTTCAGCAACTTGTTCAGGTTGTCCGTGTCAGGCCGGGTGATCTTGCACCGCGGTACACCTGGCTCATGTTTCCTGGCGCTCTTCGGAAACGGAAACAACCAGTACACGTCAAGGCAAATTGGCTGATCAGTGATCGGCGTCTCCGGCACGTACGGCAGCAGTGCATCCCGCAAGATCGCCTCAGCTGCGGCGACGTTCTTCTTCTTGTAATGGTGGATGTATCCCCCGACGACCCGCTCACCCTTCTGCTGAGCGGTGGCCGTCGGCGGGATCATCTTCAGCTTGAATTTCATCGGGTCACTCCTTTCAATGTCCTGAGCGCGGACAGTGGACAGGGCGGCTTTATGCCCCTGTCCCTGTTCCGCAGGACATTTCCAAAGGGACAGGACATTTATCTATATAAACTGGAATGTCCCTTTTTGTCCCCTTGTCAGATGTCCTCTTCCCACTCGCTCATGTACCTCTTGATTGTCTTTTCAGATACCCCGAATTCGTCAGCGTACTGCTTGTACGTTTTCCGTTTTCCGTCAAATTCGATGTCCCTATTCACGGCCTCGTAGAGCTTCATCTTCATGTCTATCTTCTTTGCTGTCTTCGCCAGGCTGCCCATCTCCCGGCCGTTTTCCATGCTTCGCTCGTTCTCTTCCAGGTTCGCCTCCGACAGGATCTCCCTGGCGTCCAGTTCGTGTAGCGGGTAGGAGAAGAACAGGTTCACAGGTTCGATCCGCGGGAACTCGCGGAGGGTCGCTTCCAGCCGCCAGGCGGTCACCTTTTCACCATACTCAGCTTTCGCTTCTTCCATCCGGTCCTTCGGGATCCGGAGCTCGATCATGTCCAGCAGCGCATCAGCGTCCCTGGCGAATACGCCGGATCCGGATGCCCGGTCCATGCTCGCCTTCGCTCCCTGGGCGCCTTTGCTATGGTGGTGCGCGTAGATCACGCTGGCGCCGGCGTTTGCGATCCGGTCGATGGCGTTCGTGAACCGGATCACGGCCTCCGCGGCGTTCTCGTCTCCGATGCCCAGCTTGTATGTCGGGTCCAGGATCACCGCCGCGTAGTCCTTCGCCTTCATGGTCCGGGTAATCTGCGGGATCAGCTTGTCGAGGACCTCCACCTTACCGCGGAGGTGCACGATGTCGATGTTCTCCCGGTGCGGACTGCTCAGCTCCATCTTGTCGTAGACCTTCTTCATCCGGTCGTCGAAGCTGGCCTCGTCCAGTTCCATGTTCAGGTAAAGCACCCGACCCTGTTTGCACCGGAACCCCAGCCACCGCCGGCCCTCCGCGATGGAGATCGCAAGCTCGACCAGGGCGAATGTCTTCCCCGCCTTGCTGGAGGAAACCAGCAGCATTTTGTGGCCCTGCCGGAGAATGCCCTGGATCAGCTCCGGCTTGATCGGCGGCATGTCGTCCCAGATCTCCGCCAGGTTCTGCACCTGGAGCGGCTCCACCATCTCGTCCTCGATGTAGTGCTGCCATTCCACGTAGTCGCTCAGGCCCATGTTCCGGTCGACGATGTACTGCAGCTTCTCCCCTCTCCGGAACCCGGGAAACCGGGAAAGCCGGCTCGGGTTTTTGTCCTGGGTGTCCACTGCCAGTCCGTGCTTCCGGCAGACCGTGTAGAGGAAGTCGACCCGCTCCTGGTACTGTTTGTAGTCCACCGCGCCGATGTTCACGATCGCGTGCAGGCTCTTTCCGCCGCTGTGGACCAGGATCTTCACCGGCAGTCGCAGGTCCTGGATGATCTGGTACTGGGTGTCGATGTCCTGCGTGTCGCTCTCCACCAGCGCGTACCGGTAGCTGGTCACGTTTTTGTTGCTCCGGCCTTCGCCGTCCATCGGGTTGAAGCAGATCCAGACGCCGGCAGCGTCGGTGTAGTCGCCGAAGGTCAGCGTGATGTCGTCCGGGTGCTTCTTGATGCTGTCCAGCAGCTGCTTCGCCGTCCGGGACGACGTCTTGCCGTAGGGTTTGTACTTCCCGTCCTCGTCCTGGTATGCCGTCGTGATATAGCAGACCTTTTCCTCCGGCTCGAACAGCGCGCTGATATAGTCGCTTGCCTCTTTTGCCGGGCTGAAAGCGTCTTTGGTCGGCGGCGGCACCATGGGCTTTGTGTCTTCCTTCTGCCACCCGCTGGTGTCGATCGGCTCGTCATAGCTGATCACGTCGTCCCATCCGTAGGTCTTTTTTCCGGCGGCCGGATTGTACCCGTGCTCGACGGCCATGTGGTACACCGTGCCCATCGTGACGTCCGTGCCGGCATAGTTGCCGAACGTCCGCCACTTCTTTTCGCACTCGCCGGAGTGGTATCTGGATCCGTCCGTCGCGCTCCATTCATCCCACAGGCTGCAGGGAAGGCCCTCTTTGTGGAGGGCCGCCCCGACGTTCGTCCATTCCTGGTAGCTGAGTGATCTGCATGGGATGTGCCGCAGAAGCTCCCGGGCTTCACTGATGTCCATCATCGGATCAGAAGACCCCCTTCTTGATTGCCTTCTTCGGGGCCTCCTCTTCCTTGTCAAAGAACCGCTTCAGCTTGTTGCTCTGGTGGGTCTTTCCGTCCCGGCCTTCGTAGTTGTCCACATAGATCTCGCACCGGCCGCGCTCGCCGTCGCAGTGCAGCAGCTTCTTGAACTCCAGCTTGTCTCCATGGCTCCGGACACCGATGGCCCGCAGGAACGCGCCGGCCTTCCACTCGAAGCCCTCTG